CCTTTAACTTTTTTCATCACTCGCCATCAGGATGCCAACGTCCAGACGGCATGGAGTTCTTAGAGAAGGTTGAAGCCAGACCACGCAAAATATTTTCACCAGCTAATGCACCAATGATTAGTGGCACACAAGGTGAGGGTCATTGCAAGCGTGTGGTCATTGATGGTGATGACCCTAATGAAAGCTACAGGCACGCAGTGTCTGTGCTTGAGGAGCACAAGCCTGCCCCTTGGGACGAAGCTGATAAAGCCAAGCATGAGATTATTCTCAATGGTGAATATGAGAGTGTGCCACTTGAAAAATCAGGCACGGTCTTTGAGCTGACACTTGAGCATCTGGTGCTGGGTCTGCGTGAAGCTACTAAGGGTGAGAACCTGGTTGAAGACGGCCCGTGGATCAGCTTGCCTATGGACGGCTTAATCTTGCCGTTTGCTGGCGAGATCGATGTCAAGACCCGTGGCATTGTAGAAATAAAAACACAGTGGCCTTTTGTTAAAGCCAGCTCAAAACGTGGTTGGACACTTAACAGCCTACCAGCAAGGCCGAAGCCTGAGCACGTTGCACAGGTTGCTGTCTATCACGCTTGGATGTCTAAGCAGGCAAAAAACGTACCTGTGCAGATCGTGTACGCCAACTGCAAAGACTTCCGTATCTTCAGCTCTGTTGATTGTGAGGAACTGCAACCAGCTCGACTTGATGACGCTGTGGAACGGCTGCGCCTGATCGCTGCCACCCGTGAAAAGCTGATGAGTAAGGCTGACGATGCTGCCGATCTATTTAGCATGGTAGCCCCAGATTTTGATCACTGGATGTGGAAGTCCAAATCACCTGAGTACAAAGCATTAGCACAACAGGTCTGGAACAGGTGAAAGAGGTTGTTCAAATATTCTTTGGCTCAATCGGTGTGGGTATTTTTTTCGGTGTTACGGCAGGCGCGTTGTGGTTCTGCTCAATGAATTTTGAAATGGAAAGAAGTGATATGCAGATGCAAATAGATTTTGGCTACCCTGACAACCCTGGTTACAAGGGTCAGATGACCAGCAAAGATGCTGCTGAAAAGAAGAAAGAAACAAAGAAGCATGACCAATACCAGGTGCTGATCGCACTATCTGCAAGTGAATCTGGCCTGACTGCTGATGAAGTGGCTGGCATCTATGGTGAGGTGTTTTTAAAATACCGCCCACGTTTTTCTGAACTCAGAAAGCTGGGGGTAATTGAGGACACAGGTGATCGCAGACCTAGTGCGCTTGGGAACAATCAGATCGTCTGGAGAGTAGTCAATGGAAAATAGTTTTCATACAGATTTAGTCAAAGCACTAGGGGAAATAAAAAATCCAGACCTCGATGGCAAGGCTAATTATGGCAAATATGCAACCATTAATAGCTGTTTAAAAGCAGTTAAAACGGTTTTGCAAAATAACAATTTATCGATAATGCAACTAACATTCACTGAGCCAGATAGATTGGTGACAAGGATCATACACACAAGTGGTCAGTTTATTGAGGATGGCGGTGTGCCATTACACTTAGCAAACAAAAACAACCCTCAGCAATTAATGGGCTGCATAACCTATGCAAAAAGAAATGGTTTGTGTGCCTGCCTTGGAATCGCCGGTGATCAAGATGACGATGGTCAATCTGCTACGCCTGTAGATGAACTTCCAAAACCAGAAAGCAAACCACAGCCACAGCAAAAGACTGAAGCAGTTGAGCCAGAGCTGCCACAAGAAACACCGTCAGAACAAATCCCTGAGCCTGCCAACCCCATGCAAAAGCAACTGCTATGGATTAACGAGCAGATAATTGGCTTTGAAAGACATAGGCACATGGGTCAACACAATGCGTGGTCAACGGAAAACAGTGAGACACTTAAAGAGCTGAAAAGTGCCAACAAAGCAATGTATGACGATTTACTTAAAAACTGGAAAAAGAGAAAGGCTGTTTTAGAAAATGTCTGATTTTGAAAAACTACTCAACGCTACCGTTTTTAAAAATGAAGAACGGTTTGACAATGGCACACCTATGACTGGTGGCAAACCTAACTTCTCAAACAACAAGCTGAGAATTGAACGTGACTTGCCAGCAGGCGAATACAGCCTGGGTATATGGCAGTATGCCGACAGTGGTAACTTGTCTATCAGCCTGACAACCAAGCCAACTGCCAGCCCAGTCACTGGGCAAAGCCAGGGGAGTATTGACGATGACTTCTCTTGAAGCAAGCAACGACACAGAGCCAAAACTTTACACGATACAAAAAACGGCTGCTCGTCTTTTTGGTACTGACTACACGCCTACCGATCTAAATAGAGTCTACAGGATGGTGGCAAAAAAAGAAGTGGTATGCCAAAAGGTAGGCGGTCGCAAATTCATTCCTGTGTGGCAAATTGAAAAACTGGAGCAAGGTGATGATGAATAGCCCCGAACAAGATACGATACCAGCGATTAATGCGGTGCTCAACAACGTAGCCAAGATTGTGAGTGATCGTGGTGAAACCCACGGGGATTTTCGTGAGGTGTTTGAGCTGACCGCACAGCTCTGGTCAGTCTATCTGGGTATGCCAGTTTCACCTCAACAGGTGTGCGCTCTTAACAGCTTGCAGAAGCTATCAAGAGATCAGGTGAGCGACACGGCACACAGAGATAATTTCATGGATGTGGCTGGCTATGCCGCCATAGGTGTGGCACTGCAATCAGATCGCTGACTACTGATAGCCTGCAAGGTCTGTAATTTTTATGGGCGGTCTTGGCTGTTCAAATATCTTTTTAATTTGTCTTTTTCTCAGTGCGTAGAATCCAACGGCAAATATTGCCAATGGTAAAACCGCTATCAAGTACCCCATCGAAACAGTCATCTATTATTCTCCATCAAACTGGTGATGGTGAGGGCAAGTTTGCCCCCACATACCATTCCTTTAACCCCACAATGCTGTGTTGAACTTAACAGCGTCTAAGGCATCTTGCTCAGGGTTGTCGATCCAATGACCATATTGCTGTCTTGTCGTTTCTATCGACTGATGACCCATCAGGTCGGCAATGCGCGGCATATCATCACCAAAGGTTGCCAAGCACATACTTGCAAAAACGTGACGCAGATCATGCCATCGTATGCGAGGTAAGCCATCGATCTCATCGCACATTGGATGGAGAACGCGCCTTCGCCAATTGTCAGCAGTTCTCTCATGCGTGCCAAGTCTTGTTGGGAAAACATAATCCTCATCAGATGAGAATTTTGATTGCAATTTGTACTCTGCTAATCGTTTTTGCAGATCAGGCGTAAGGAAAACATCACGCCTTGCCTTTGAAATCTTTTTCTGCTTTGTCATTTTTGGAATGTCAGCAGATACATTTCCCCCTCGTTGCCTACGCATGGCAACTCTGACTTTGACAACTTTCCTGTTAAAATCAACATGCTTCCACTTCAATGCAGACTGCTCACCAAACCTCAAACCAGTCTGGGCTGCAAAAGCTATGACGATGCCTTTCGTGCCACCTATCGTGGCTGACAGGTCAACCAGTTGCCTGATTAGTGGCAGGCTGATTTTTTCTAATCCAGCCTTTTCAGCTTTATCTTCGCCAACATATTTTTGAATTTCAAGTTTTGCCAGTCGAGCTGGATTTTTTAAACACCAACCTTGACGAATTGCCACATCGAATACTTGTTTTAATGTGTTGTGTTTGTGTTTGCGTGTTTGATCTTGTCCATCAATTGTAAGAAGTAATTGCTCTACAATTGTAGGCGTTACATCTACACACATCATTTGTGCGAATTTGTCATCATCGTAATTTATTGATAACCAATCAAGAGCATTTCTTAATAACCCTCTTTTATGACTATCACAAATTATGCCACGCTCTTCACGGCTCTTGGTTAATTTATTAAATTCTTCAATTGCTGCACCAACAGACTTTTCTGGATGTCGCATTATAATACCGCCTGATTTTTGTGCAGTGTTTAAATCAGACGCATATTGACCAGCTAACTCTTTAGTCAAAAAATAGAATTTTTTCTGACCTTCTTTTGCACCCATAATTTTTATATTTGTGCCATCAATGTCAACATACCAAAATGCACGCTTCATCTTTTCTTTGTAAGAATCACGCTTCACCTCAATGTGATGGTAGGTTTGTCTTTTTATAGTTGTGCTTTGATTTGTCATAGTTACTTTTCCCTTTTGTATGTAATCAACAGTTACAATATATAACCAAAAAATAACACACGCAAGGGAATTGCATCCGCCAAAAGGCGGACGGTCACGATCTATTTGTCGCTGGAGCCTTCGCTGGGACATGAAAAAGCCACCCCGTAGGGTGGCTAAGTCATTGATATTATTGGTAGGCGCTACGGGATTCGAACCCATGACCGTCCGCTTAAAAGGCAGATGCAACACTAATACAGATTGTACCCAGTC